AGATACAACTCTTTCAGTATCTGATGGTTCAACTGGTGCAACTCTTTCACATAGAGTTATAGAATTTACAGGATCTCTCACAGCTTCAAGAAACGTTACAATACCTTTAGATGTACAAAATTTTTATTTTTTAAAAAATGCAACTTCTGGGTCTCAGAATGTAGTATTTAAATATGTAACTGGTACAGGAACTTCTGCTACAGTTGCAAGTGGTAAAACTGTAATTGCATATGCAAAAGCAGATGATGGAACTAATCCAAATATTTCTACAATATCTTTAGCAAGTGATCTTGTTGATGATACTACACCACAATTAGGTGGCGATTTAGATACAAATAGTTTTAATATAGCGTTTGATGATGCACATGGAATTAATGATGAAAACGGAAATCAACAAATAATATTTCAAACAACGTCATCTGCAGTAAACCAATTTGATATTACAAATGCTGCAACTGGTAATGCTCCACAATTATCAGCAACTGGAGACGATTCTAATATAGATGTAGCCATTGTTCCAAAAGGAACTGGTGAAACTAAAATTGGTACAGGAGCTGCCTCAGCAACTCTTACTTCAAGTGGTGCATATGATTTAGTTTTAGATACAAATGGTGGAACAAACTCTGGTACTATTACAATTACAGATGGTGCAAATGGTAATATTACAGCTACACCAAACGGAACTGGTCTTGTTGAAGTTGGCGGTAATACAAACGCTGGAACAATTCAGCTTAACTGTGAAAATAACTCCCACGGGATTAAACTACAGTCACCCGCACATAGCGCATCCCAAAGCTATACACTTATCTATCCCACTGGAAACGTAACAGCAGGAACATTTTTAAAAGTAGCAAGTATTACAGGTTCAGGAACAACAGCAGTTGGTCAATTATCTTTTGCAGCTGCAGGAACTTCTTGGCAAGCTGTAAAAACTTCTACATTCACAGCAGCAGCTGGTGAAGGATATTTTGTTAACACAACAAGTGGTGTTATCACTATGAATTTACCTGCAGGAACATTAGGCGATGAAATTGCGTTTATTGATTATGCGGGCACCTTTGATTCTTACACATTTACTGTGTCAGCAAATGGTTCAGAAAAAATTCATGGATCAACAGATGATCTAACAATTTCAACAGAAAGAGCAGCAAATACACTTGTCTTCACGGATTCAACACAAGGTTGGCTGCTGAAGAATAATTAATTATGTCTAATTATAAGGATATTGTTGGGACGGCAGTCCGAAATAATGCAGGTAATCTTCCTTCTCCAGAAAAAGGACAAGTTTGGTTTGATAGCACGAACGTGGATTTTAAATATCAGTTTCCTGCTGTAACATCAGCTGGTTCATGGAGAACTGGTATTAATATTAATACTACAAGATATTATTCAGCTGGAGCTGGAGCTAGTAGAGATGCTAGTTTAGTATTTGGTGGAATTGATTCACCTGGAACTAGTTTAACTGTAACAGAATCATTTGATGGATCAAGTTGGACTGAATTAAATGATTTGAGTACTGGAAGGTATTATCTAGGAGGAGTAGGGATTCAAACAGCTGCATTAGGATATGGAGGTAGAGCAGGAACTTCTAATACAGCAGTTACAGAATCATGGAATGGAAGTTCTTGGACAGAAGTAAACGACTTAAACACTGCAAGAAGACTTGTTGGAAGTTTTGGAGTATATACCTCTGCAATAGCTGGTGGTGGATATACAACAACAAATGTTGTAGTTAATGAATCTTGGAATGGATCGTCGTGGACAGAAGTTACTGATATGAATACTGCACGAAGAGGTGGAGGTTCTTCTGGTGCAACTAATACTGCGGGATTAATTTTTGGAGGATACACAACAACTTCTGTTGGTTCTAACGAAAGTTGGAACGGATCTGCTTGGACAGAAGTTAATGATTTAAATCAAGTAAGAGTATATATGGGTTCACACGGAACACAAACATCAGCATTAGCATATGGAGGCACTAGCATACCAACTAAAAGAGATGAAACTGAATCTTGGAATGGAACAAGTTTTACTGAATTAAATGATTTAAGCGTAGCGAGAGACGGTGGTGCAGGAGCAGGGAATACTACAACAGATGGTATTTATGCAGGAGGAGATACAGGTAGTATTGTAGGAACTGTTGAGGAGTGGACAGGTGCAGGTGCAAATATAGGCGGATGGACAACTAGCACTGCTTTAAATACAGCAAGAGAAGCAACATCTGGAGTTGGAACTTATACATCAGCATTAGTTTTTGGTGGAGAAATACCTCCATCAGGTGTAACAGGAGTCACAGAATCATGGGATGGATCTGCATGGACTGAAGTGAACGATTTAAATACAGCTAGAAGAACATTAGCAGGAGCAGGAGCTAGTAATACAGCCGCTTTAGCATTTGGAGGTTGGGGACCTTCTATATATGCAAATACAGAATCTTGGAATGGTTCCTCATGGACTGAAGTAAACGATTTAAACACAGGAAGAGTAAAAATAGATAATGCAGGATGTGGAACTCAAACATCTGCTTTATTATCAGGTGGAGCTAATCCAACTGGTTCTGGTGTAGATAATTGTGAAACGTGGAATGGATCTTCGTGGACTGAAGTAGCAGACTTAAATACTGCTAGATATAATCTTGGAACAGCAGGAACAGATAATGAAGCTGCATTAAGTTTTTCTGGATATGCACCACCAGGAAGAACAACAAAAACAGAGTCTTGGAATGGATCTTCATGGACTGAAGTAAATGATTTAAACTCTACAAGAGATGCTTTAGGAGCTGCAGGCACTGAGTCAGCTGCTTTAGCAATAGGAGGTGCCAATCCACCAGGCTCTCCAAGAGTATCTGTAACAGAAGTTTGGAATGGTGGTAGTTGGGTAGAAGAAGGAGATTTAAACACGGCAAGAACTGGTGCAGGTTTAGGAACTACATCAAATGCACTTTTGGCTGGTGGTAATAATGGTACTACTTATACTAACGTAGTTGAAGAATGGAGTAGCAGTTCAAACACAATTAAGGTATTAACAGATTAAGGAGGAAACTATGGCAAAAACATATCAATACTGTGTAGCAGAAAACTGGGGCAAAGGATTTATCGATCATGATGAATCTTTTAGAATTACGTTTAAAGGCTATCCAGCTAATGTTTGGCAAGTTCCTGCATACAACAAACATGCTAATCTTTGGATTGCCAAAGTAGCGGGCGCAGTCAAAACAAAAGATGAGGCTCAGGCATTAGTTGATGCAGAAATTCAAGCAGCACAAGCTACTTGGGATGCGTTACCTGAAGAACGAAAAACAGATGACAATCCAAGACCTGCTGACATAACATTGGAGGAATAAAAATTTAGATGTCAACTTATAAAGAAATAAGAGGACTTAAAGTTCGGGACTATACCACTAACCCTGATAACCCGATAGAGGGACAGCTATGGTATAATGAAACGGACAATGTCGCTAAGTATCAGATACCAAATCTATTAGCCTCTTGGAGAACTGGTGTAAGTAATAATACTGGTAGATCTTTTGGAGGTTCTTCAGGAACAACTACTTCTGCTTTATATAGTGGTGGTGTGCCAAATGTAGCTAATGTTGAGTCATGGAATGGAAGTGCATGGACAGAAACCACTGATATAAATAGCACTAGACAAGCAATGTTTGGTTCTGGAGCTAGTAATACAGTAGCTATTATAGCTGGTGGAGAAAATCCAGGTGGTAATACTGCGTTAACAGAAAGTTGGGATGGATCTAGCTGGACTGAAGTAAATGATTTAAATACAGCTAGAAGATTAGGGTGTTCAGGTGGACCATACACATCAGCTATAATTTCAGGAGGATATACTTCAACAAATGTTGGAAACACAGAAACATGGAATGGAAGCACTTGGACAGAAACGACTGATATGAATACAGCTAGAAGAAATATGACTGGAAATACTGGAACACAAACTTCATCAATAGTTGCAGGTGGTAAAACAACAGCAGTATTAGCAAATTCAGAATCATGGAATGGAAGTGCATGGACAGAAACTGCAGATTTAAATGACTCTAGAGAAACTGTTGGTATATCTGGAGCTGATAATACAGCCGCTTTAGCAACTGGAGGAGAATCACCAGCAGTTACAGCTAATACAGAATTATGGAATGGAAGTTCTTGGGCAGAACAAAATAATTTAAATGTAGCAAGATATGCTGCAGGAGCAACTGGAACAAGCGCAGCATCTCTTTGTATAAGTGGAGACCCAGGAGCAAAAACTGATGTTGAAGAATGGAGTTCGACACAACCTGTAGGATCATGGGCGACTGGTGGTGCATTAAATACTGCTAGAGGTTTTGGATCGTCCGCTGGAACATATACAGCAGGTTTATATTTTGCTGGAACACCATCACAAAGCAACAATACATATTCAAATAACACTGAATCTTACGATGGATCAAGTTGGACTGAAGTAAACGATTTAAACACTGCAAGATTTGCTGCTGGAGGTGTTGGTGCAACTAATACAGCAGCTTTATTTTACGGTGGTATTGGTCCTCCAGGTGGAAATGAAGACGCAACTGAAACTTATAATGGAAGTTGGACTGAAGTTAATGATATGAATACTGCAAGGCACGGAATTGCATCAGTAGGAGCAAGTAATACTGCAGCTCTTGCTGTTGGAGGTTCTGGTGGAAACTCTAATAATGAAATATGGAATGGATCTACTTGGACTGAAACTGGAGATTTAAATACTGGAAGACATACATCAGCTGGAGCAGGCACAACAACTGCTGGTTTAGTATTTGGTGGAGATCCTGGATTAGCAGTAACAGAAAGTTGGAACGGAAGTGCTTGGACTGAAGTTAACGATTTAAATACTGGTAGAGGAAATATAGCAGGATCAGGAACTTCAACAACAACTTTGGCTTTTGGAGGGTCTCCTGGACGAAAAGCAAATACAGAAGATTGGAATGGTACAAGTTGGACTGAAGTTGCAGATCTAAGTACAGCAAGATATGACACAACAGGCGTGCAACAAGGAAACGGAAGTAACAACTTAGCGATCGGTGGTAATGCTGCACCTGCTCAAACAGCAGCAACAGAAGAATGGAATGCAGAGATAGCACAAGGTGCTTGGTCTACTGGAGGAAACGCTAACACAGCAAGAAGAGATTTAGGTGGAGCAGGAACTCAAACAGCAGGTTTAATGTTTGGAGGACAACCTCCTCCTACAGGAGTAGCAAATACAGAATCTTATAACGGATCTTCATGGACTGAAGTAAATGATTTAAATCAAGCTAGATGTGGAAATGAAGGTTCTGGAACTTCTACTTCTGCATTAAGTTATGGTGGATTAACAACTGCTTATGTTGCTCTTAATGAAAGTTGGAATGGAAGTTCTTGGACTGAAACTGGAGATTTAAATACTGCAAGAGGTTTTTTAAATGGATTAGGAGCAGATAGTACGTCTGCTTTAGCGTTTGGAGGTGCAACACCACCGGTAACTGCTATAACAGAATCATGGAACGGATCTGCTTGGACAGAAGTAAACGATTTAAATACTGCAAGGTATGAACTAGTAGGAAACGGAATTGTTACAGCTGGATTAGCTACTGGTGGTTATTCAACCACAGCAGTAGGAAACACAGAAACATGGAATGGATCTACTTGGACTGAACTTAATGATTTAAACACTGTTAGATATTCTTCAGCAGGTTCAGGAACATACACTGCAGCTGTAGTTTTTGGAGGAGCACCTGGTTTTATAGCAAATACAGAACAATGGAATGGAGTTTCTTGGGTGGAAACTTCAGATTTAAGCACAGCTAGATATGGTGGAAGCGGAACTCCCGCAGGCACATCATCAGCTGCGTTTTATGCTGTAGGTAGATACAATAGTACAACAGACACTGCAGCAACAGAAGAATGGAGTGGAACTAGTAGTTCAAATAACACAATAAGCACGAGTTAATTATGGCAGTATACAAAGAAATACACGGAACTAAAGTTAAAAGCGTAACATCAGACCCGCCTGCACCAGCTAACGGAGAGATGTGGTACAATTCAACTGAAAGAAAAGTAAAAGGATTTAAACAAACTTTAACTGGATCTTGGGCTACTGGTGGAACTTTAAACTCATCACCAGGTAGGTTTCAACTTGGAGGAGCTGGAACTCAAACCGCAGCTCTAGCTTTTGGAGGAGCGACTAACTGGCCTGGAGCGCCTGTAACCGCTAACGCAGAAACTTACAATGGAAGTTCTTGGAGTGAGGTTAATAATTTAAATACTGCAAGAAGAAATTTAACTGGTTTAGGATTACAAACTGCAGCTTTAGGATTTGGAGGGGGACCACCTGCAAAAGATATAACTGAATCTTGGAATGGAAGTTCTTGGACAGAAGTTGCAGATTTAAATACTGCTAAGGATAATAATCCTGGAGGAACAGGAACTCAAACCGCAGGTATAGCTTTTGGTGGAGAGTCTCTTCCTGGAGCAGTAACCGCAACTTGTGAAACTTGGAATGGTAGTGGTTGGACAGAAGTTGGAGATTTAAATAGCGCAAGAATGACTGTAGCGGCAGCAGGGACTTCAACATCCGCTTTAGGTTTTGGTGGATCGCCAAGTCCTGTTGGAGGTTATACAGAATCTTGGAATGGATCAGCGTGGACAGAAGTTGCAGATTTAAATACTGGTAATAGAGAAGGACCAGGTGGTTTTGGAGCTAGTAATACTTCCGCTCTTTGTGCATCTGCTGGAACTGTTAATACAGAAGAATGGAATGGGTCTGCGTGGACAGAAGTAGCAAATGTAAGCACAGCTGTTTCTAATTGCGGACCAACGCAATCTGGAACAACATCCCTTGGTGCAATTTTTGGTGGATTTTCTCCGCCGGGTATAATTCCTAGACAAACAACGGAAGAGTGGACTGGACCAACAGATACAACAGTAACATTCAGTACTTCTTAATACTTGATATTATTTACATAAAGTATATAAGAAAGTTAAGAAGGATATAAAGATATGAAAAAAGACGTTAAAGAAGTAATACGAGGTGAAGAACCTCATTTAAATAACTTGTTATCACAAGAAGATTTGTCTTCATTTAAAGGTATGGTAGACGAGCTTCGAGACACATGGACTAAAAAACAAATGTTTCGAACAGAAACAGAAGCAAGGTTCTCTGTATTACAAGATAATAGATACCCAACTAAAGCTGCAAAATATTGGCAGTGTGTAAGAGAACAATCTAGTTATTTAGATAATCTTATGTATTTATCTTTTGAGTATAGAAGAAATGAAGCAAAGATAAAATGGTTAGAGAGTAAAGTAGAAAAAGAAGAAGATGAATATAAATCTACTAAATATCAAATAGATTTAGATGAAGCTAGATTTGGTAAAGCTTCTATGGAAAAAGTTGCAAGACATAGAATGCGAGAAATTAAAATGTGGTCTAAATTAAAAAAAGAATTTAATGATGGAACATTTAATGACAAAGATGTTAACCAACATCAACTAGAATCTTATGGTAGACAGTATGCAGAAAAAGCTAAACATTTAAATGATAACTCATCAGAAGCAGAAAAATTTAATGTAATGGGTCAATTGCAATCTTTACAAAGAATTAAAAAGTCTGGTGAATTAGAAAGTAGTTATCAAGAGAAAGAACAAATCACGCAACATGGAAAACCTAAAGTTTGATTTTGTATTTTTAGGTCAATCGGTTTTAAAATATCAAGTTCCTTTAGATATTTTTTTAAGCATAAATAATATTTATGAAATAAATAAAAATAAATTATATCAAGCTAATAAACAATTAGTAGGAAAAATAGAAGACGAACATTCCTTGTTTTATAATGGGCCTGACCAAACAAGAATGTTAAATCATAATAAACTACCAACAACTATAACAAATTATTTTATGGAAATGTTTAAACATTATTTAGCTTTTAATAAAATAAAAGAATATGATCTACACCTTAATTCTATTTGGGTTAATGAAATGAAAAAACATGAATACAACCCTGCACACATACACAGAGGAGTGTTATTTACTGGTTTATCTAGTGTAATGATTTTAAAATTACCATCAACATTTGGTAGAGAATACTCAGCAAGCGATGTTCAACAAAACGGTAGATTACAAATTTTGGGTGCAGCTAATGGTCAGTTTGCTAAAATAGATTATCAACCACCAATGGATCTTAGAGATTTTTATATATTTCCATATGACATGAGGCATACAGTTTATCCATTTAATGGAACAGATGAAACTAGAAGAACTCTTGCTGCAAACTGTGATGTGCAATTTGATCCTATAAAAAATAGAGGTGCAATATGATTAATGAACCACGTTGGAAGTCTTATCTTGTTACAACAACTAATCCAATATTTACACCAAAACAATGTCAGATGATTATTGATGCAGGAAGATCTGAACCTAAAATAGAGGCTAGGGTTGGAGAAGACATGGGTGTTAAGGGTGGAGTAGTAAATACCGAAACAAGAACTTCATATATTAGTTGGATACCATTTAAAAAAATGCTCAACATGTATAAAGATCTAGAACTTATTATGAAACAAACTAATGGTAATCATTTTGGTTTTGATGGAATGCAAATTACAGAGACGGCACAGTATACAGAATACCCTGAAGGAGGGTTTTATGATTGGCATGTAGACAATGATATAAATATGCAAAATGAACCACCCGTTAGAAAAATATCTATGACTTGTTTATTATCGCCAGAGAATGAGTTTGAAGGCGGTGATTTAGAATTAATGAAAGAAGGTCAGTCTGTAAAATTAAAACAAGGTCAAGCTATTTTCTTTGCTTCTTTTATTAGACACAGAGTTGCGCCAGTAACACGTGGTAATAGAAAATCTTTAGTAATGTGGTTTGGGGGACCACCGTTAAAATGATTAAAGCTGCATACTTTCCAACTATTATATATGCTAAAGATGTTAATTTAGATAATAGATTGTTTGAAAAAGAAATTATTGAATGGGCTAATAAAGATAAAGGTGTTCAAAGAACTAATATGAAAGGTTGGCATAGTCAAACTGATATGCACAAGATGACTGTTTTTAAACCTTTAGTTAATGAATTATTTAAAATGCAAAATGAAGTATTTGAAGAAGAGTGGTTAGAGAGTGAACCCATAATTGGAAACATGTGGGCTAATATAAATCCTCCAGGTGGATTAAATAGACCACACTTACATCCAAATGCACATTTTAGTGGAGTGTACTATATTAAAACTCCACAAAACTCTGGACAGATTGTTTTTAATGATCCAAGATCAGGAGCACATATGGTAATGCCAAGACGCAAAAAAGGTAAACCACCATCACATTTATGGAGAGAAGTTAGAGTTGATCCATTAGAAGGTAGAATAGTACTTTTTCCAGCGTGGCTTTGGCATTGTGTTGAACCAAACGAAAGTAATGATATAAGGATATCTGTAAGTTTTAATTTTATACAGTCAGGTTTTAATGTTTAAATATCAAATTATAAAAAACGCACTATCATACGAACTATCTAATTTTATATTTAATTATTTTTTACTTAAAAGAGACGCCGTAGATTTTATGTATAAAAATAATATTATACATGACAATGGTTTGTTTGGTACTTGGACCGATCAACAAGTTCCGAATACCTATTCACATTATGCAGATATGGTTATGGAAACATTACTTGTTAAAATGTTACCAGTTATGGCTAAAGAAACAGGACTTAATTTAATACCAACTTATTCTTATGCAAGAGTGTATAAAAAAGGTGATATTTTAAAAAGACATAAAGACAGACCGTCTTGCGAAATATCTACGACTTTAAACCTTGGCGGAGACCCATGGCCTATATTTATCGACGATACAGGGTCTAACAACGTCATAGACGAGTATAAAAACATACATAAGCCTAATGCACCTAAAGGCACAAAAGTCTTGCTTGAAGTGGGTGATATGCTAGTATATAGTGGCTGTGAACTCGAACATTGGCGAGAGCCTTTTGACGGGAACATTTGTGGCCAAGTATTTCTACATTATAATCATGTAAATGGCCCATTTGCAGATAAAAACAAATTTGATGGCAGACCAAAGCTAGGTATACCATCTTTTGTAAAATAGTATTATAATGGAGTCTTATGTTACAAAAATTAGGGTTTTTACCGGGTTTCAACAAACAGATTACAGAAACTACAGCTGAAGGGCAGTGGGTTGGTGGAGACAACGTAAGGTTTCGTTACGGCACACCAGAAAAAATAGGTGGTTGGTCTCAATTAGGAGAAAATAAATTAACCGGTGCTGCAAGAGCACTATTTCATTTAGTCAATAAGTCTGGAACTAAATATTCTATTATAGGAACAAACAGAATATTATATGCATATTCTGGTGGCGTGTTTTATGACATACATCCTATTAAAGCTACGACAACTCTCACAAGTGCGTTTAGCACAACCAATGGATCAGCAGTTGTTACAATAACTTTTAGTACTTCGCACGGCATATCGGCAAAAGATATTATTCTTTTAGATAATTTTTCTAGCATAACTAATTCTAATTATAGTGCCTCTGATTTTGATGATAATAAATTTATGGTAACAAGCGTACCAACTGCAACTACTCTCACTATTACAATGCCATCAAATGAATCGGGTTCTGGTGCAACAACATCAGGCGGCATAAGAGTACAACATTATTATCCTGTTGGACCAGCAGAACAATTACCGGGATTAGGTTGGGGACTTGGTCAATGGAGTGGTACTGTATCAGGAGAAGCAACAACAACTTTAACTAATGGTATTTCATCTTCAGCTACAACTGGTATTATTTTAACAGATGCTTCTCAGTTTCCAACTTCAGGTACAAATTTTGTTCAAATAGGTACAGAAGAAATATCTTATACAGGCATAAGTGCATCTAACGAATTAACAGGAGTTACAAGAGAAGTTAGAAACACAACAGCTGCTGCTCACAATGGTGGTGACACAGTTACAAATACTTCTGATTATGTTGCATGGGGACAAGCTGCATCTGGTGACCTAGTAATAGATCCAGGTATGTGGAGCATTGATGGTTTTGGAACTAAAGTAATTGCACTTATACATAATGCACAAGTGTTCGAATGGGATTCAGACGCAACAAATGCAACTAACAACAGAGCAACAATTATATCTGGTGCACCAACAGCATCGCGAGATATGTTAGTGTCTACACCAGATCGTCACTTAGTTTTTTTTGGAACAGAAACAACTATAGGAACACCATCTACTCAAGATGAAATGTTTATTAGATTTTCAGATCAAGAAGATATTAATACATACACACCAACAGCAACCAATACAGCAGGTACACAAAGACTCTCTGATGGATCTAAAATTGTAGGAGCTGTTAGAGGTAGAGATGCGATATACATATGGTCAGACACATCGTTGTTTACTATGCGTTTTGTAGGAGCTCCTTTTACTTTTGGTTTTGTACAAGTTGGAACTAACTGTGGGTTGATAGGACAGAACGCTGCATTAGAAGTAGACGGTGCTGCATACTGGATGTCAGAAAATGGTTTTTTTACATACTCTGGTAGTTTAGAAACTATGTTGTGTTTAGTTGAAGACTTTGTTTATGATGATTTAAATACAACTGCTAGACAATTAATAAATGTAGGATTAAATAATTTGTTTGGAGAGATAACTTGGTTTTATTGTACAGAAGGTTCGACTGTAATTAATAGATGTGTAACTTATAACTATATAGATTCTAGACCAAAGAGACCTGTTTGGACAACAGGAACACTGGCACGGGGAACATGGCAAGATTCATCAGTTTTTGGTTTACCACATGCAACAGAATACGCTGCAGGAACTCATACGTCTTACGATGTTGTGGGAAACACAGACGGATGCACAACTTATTATGAACACGAAAAAGGAACAGATCAAGTTGCAGGAGGAGCTGTAACAGCAATAACAGCAAATATAGAATCAGGAGATTTTGATATTACTCAACGAAGAGCTCTGACAGGTCAATCAACTGGTATGCCTGATTTAAGAGGAGATGGTGAGTTTCTTATGAAGATAAGAAGATTCATACCAGATTTTTTATCACAAACAGGTAACACACAAGTTACATTACAATTAAGAGATTTTCCGAACGATACTAAATCTAGTTCATCACTTGGACCGTTTACGGTAACATCGTCTACAACAAAGGTGGACACACGCGCAAGAGCAAGACAAATATCTTTAAAAGTAGCAAACACAGCTGCCTCTCAAAGTTGGAAACTTGGTACGTTTAGATTAGATATACAACCAGATGGTAGAAGATAATGGCAAAGATAGTGCAAATATTAACCAGACCTAGTGAAGAATATTCTAAACAAGTAGCGGATTCACAAGTTAGAGATTTGGATGCTGTAATACAAAAATTAAATACAACATATCAACAAGAATTAAAGGATGAAGTAGAAGCTCAAAACTTCTTTTTAAATTAATGGCTAATAATTTTAAAAATAAAAAAGTAGATTTAACTACAACTGATTTAACAACACTTTATACAGTACCCACAGCAACTACAACTGTTGTAAAATCATTATTGGTATCCGAAGACGCTGGATCTGGTGCTAATATAACTGTTACTTTGGTAGACGCTAGCTCTAATATATTTAGTTTATTTAAAACAAAAGCTATTGCATCAAATGCAACCACAGAACTTTTAACTCAACCTCTTGTAATGGAAGAGAGTGAGATACTTAAAGTACAAGCAAGTGACGCGAACGAGCTGCACGTCATAGCTTCTATATTAGAAATACAGCCAAGAGAGGTAACAACATAGTGAAAGATATACCAATATTAAAGCCAAAAGAGATTATAGAAACCATTAGTAATTTAAAGACAGGTGAGATATACAAGAATGATGAGGAATGGAAATTAAAAGGAATTCCTCAAGAAAATATTAGAAAAGACGTTAGGGTAATTATGCCTAGTCTTGATTTGTTTGGAGAAACAAAATAATGGCTAAAAAACCAATAGTACAAGGTGGAGTAGAAAATTATTTAGGTAAACAACCACAAGTTGTTGCACCTAGAAAATGGCAGTCTAGTCCTGATGCACCACCAACAGAACTTGCATACATTACAAAAGCAGAAAAAGATTTAATACTTAAAAAAGATATACACGGATCTTTAGACAAAGGTCCTAATATGGGCCCATCAGGAATTATGTCACTAGATAGTTTTGGTGATATTGGTGGAGCTGGTGCTGCTGGTGGAGATACAGAGGCTAGCGGTGGAGCTATGGAAGGTAGAAGTTTTTCTGGTAGAAGTGTTTCTGAAATGCGAGGCGGTAGAGAAGCTGATCAAGAATTTGAAAGAAGAATAGCAAATGAAAAAGCAAGATTACAAATGGCTGAAAGAAAACAAGCTGAAGCACTTGGTGAAAAAGAAAGAAGAAACATAGCTCTTGCAACATACGGACCTTTACAAAAATATACAGGTAGAAGTCGTTTTTTTGGTGGTGCAAATAAATATGGTTATACAGACGTGTTACCTGATGGTTCTCTTAAACCAGGATTTGGTGGTAGAATATTTGGTGGATTGTTAAGTTTATTAACAGGTATACCTTTTGTAGGTAGTGCTATAGGTAGTATGTATGACAAAGGGACAGGTATTTTTAATCAAACCAAAGGACTTTTTAGAAGAGGTCCAGATTATAGCAATATGTCTCAATTTAATAGATTAGGTTTGTTTGGTCTTCCTCCAGGAACATTGGATGAAGAAGATAAAATAACTCAACCATTAACTAAAGCACAACTTCAAGGACTTTCTAGATTTGGAAATATAGGTCTTCCAAATCAAAACACTGTTAATAATGTAACAAACCTTAACAACGCTCTTGATTATAACAATTCTGTGGGTAGATTTAATATTGATCAATCTGTTAACACTGGAAATATTATGGGAGCAAGTCAAAATATGGTTGATGCAAATCAAATGGCTAATTACTTTAATAATGCAGGTATAACATCAACTAATCAATTTAATCAATCACCCTTCGGTAATGTAGATATAGTGGACATGCAAGAGAACGAAGGTTTTGGCCCAATGCCATAAGCTATTGATTATAGGAGAAAAAGGCGATAAAAAGGACAAACTATGGCAATTTCAAGAAGCATGATGGAAAGACAATTACGAGCTGGTGGCGGTATCATGACACTAGACGAACCAAGACAAGGTTATTTTGTAGGTAATATTGTAAGAAAAGCTAAAAAAGCTGTAAAGAAAGTTGTTAAATCACCAATAGGTAAAGCTGCAATATTAGGTGCAGGTATTTACGGATTAGGCGGTGGATTTGGTCCAGCTGGTTTTAGTAAAGCTTTACTTAAATCAAGAACTATTTCTCCTTTTTTATCGGGCGGTAAACTTAGTACCATAGGTGATATTTTTAGAGTGGGTGGTGAAGCAGGAAACAAATTTAGTGCATTAAGATTATTAGGTGGTGGATTAGGTGCTACAGCATTAGCTGCACCATTTTTAATGGGTGGTGATGAAGAAGAGATAGATGAAGGTGTTGACGTTACAGGTATCCAACCAATGGTAGCAAACATCAGACAACAAGCTAGAGATTTTTATAGAAACCCTGCCTCTCGTGCAGATTCTGGTTTATTTTTTATGCCACAACAACAATTTGTACAACCATCTTTCTTTGCTGCTGGTGGTGGATTAGCTGACATACCAAGAGAGGGATACAAACTAGGTGAAATGGTTGAAGGTATTGAAACCGTAGCAGACAATGAAAACACGATGATGGCCGGTATGGGTAGTGTTATGAAATTATTTGAAACACCTTATGGCTTTGATAGAGATAGATTTGAATCTATGTTAATGGAATTTGAAGATAGTGGTGCAAAAGGGAAAGGAATTAAACTGATGGATTTTGCAATAGATTTTTTAGGTATGGTTAAAAAAGATACACCACAAATAGATAGAGTACAAGCAGCAGAAGGGGGTCTTATGGATCTAGGTGGTATGGAAAAAGATTACAGAGAAGGTGGTTTTGTACCACTAGGAGC